ACAGAAGATTTCTGGAGAAGAACTGTGATTGATACCGGTAACACGAATGATCCGGGCTCTCTCACAACAGTTCCTTATTCCCAAGAGAACCTCTTTTTCGGGCATGAGCTGAGATAATTAGAAATGGGACCTTTTGAGTTGAGTCATCGACTCCAGTCCTCCATTAATTTATCAAAGCTCCCCTAGTCAAGAGAATCTCAAGGGTATCTCTAGAAACCCTCCTTCGACTGTAGGAAGTGCCTATAGCGCGTGAAGACTTAAGCATTCTCGTCTAACACACTTTTCTCTTCATCTGGAGAGAAGGTTGTATAGGCGGCAGTTTGTTCTTTACGTCGAGGAAGAAATTCCTCATCTGTGTGCTCTTGTCTAAAAACTTCAAGAAACTCGTCAAGACTCTCGAAACCTTGTGGTCTTGGAACAAATAAGTTCCCACCATCTAGGCTCTCGAGACGTTCGACGGGGTTCCAGAAGTCCAAGACTTCCTTACTCAATCTTTCACCCTCCTCGGAGGAAGGGGGGGACTCTCTAAAAAGTCGGACAACGTCCAAATTTTCATGAGAATAGTCCTCCCAGGTTGGGTCAGGTTGTTCTTCTAGCACATCCATATGATCCTTATACTCGAAGGGAGAGGAGAGAGAATTCTCTAGCCACTCTTCACAGATCCAAGAATATGCAGCTCGGACGGATTGGTCTCTTACTCGATGGGCTAAACCATTAGTTACTGGGAGGTATAACACCTCTAACCAGTCTCTATTTGGGGCCTTTTCAAGAGAGAACTTCCCTTCCTGGACTACATGTCTTGGACCTAGAATTACTTCGATTTTCTTGTCAAAATCCCTTAAATCACGATGAGAAAGGTCATCTCCTTTGGGACACACTCTATCCAGAGGGTCTATAAGAGATTGAAACTTTTCAAACATGATTTGAGAGTGATGCCTTCCTTCTTGTCTCTTTGCCTCTTCTCCTCTGCGAAGAGGGAGGGCAACGAAAGAAAAGGGAGCACCTTCGACAGGATGGACTTTAGAAAAACGATAAAGACAGTCATATAAGTAAACTCTTTTATGGAGGCCAGCATCAATCTTCAAGCCGTGGTGAGTATCAATGATACCCAAACCTCCGTGCTGTGTGGAAAAATGTAGACTCCGAGGAGTTTTCCTTAATTCTGTCCAGTTACGTATCAGAAAATTCTCTTTAATTTCTGGGGTAACACCCCAATAAAATTGAGCTTCCTGAAAAGTGTAACCTATCGTTTGTCCTACCCTTGTCTGACAATTGACTTTTCCCGTATGCTTCACTTCTCCTCTAAAGAAGAGCTGTGAATTAACGGTACAAAAGTCAGGGTCAATGAAGTTCTTTCCTATAGACAGGGAGAGACCAACGCGGGGAGCAAGCTCCTTCCATTGGTTTATCTCCTCGATCTGTGAGAAAGCAACGACATCGTCCCCATTGACAAGATATGATAATGGATCAAAACCAGATTCCTTCATAACAAAATCATTGAGAAAGCAAAGAAGAGGAAAAGAGAGAAGAGAACCCATGAGTTGTCCGGATGTTTGAATGCCGGTCACTCCCTTGGGATACCTCATCTCGTGTGGTGAAATCTCCCAACGAACCCACCTCCGGGTAGGTTCATGTTTGATTTCACTCAAGATTCCCTCAACTAGTGCTTCAGTTACCCACATCGGGAAGTTATCCGTAGCAGCAGTGTAATCTCCTGAGAGCCACAAAGGCTCATCCAAGAGGTCACCTCGCTGATATATACGTTTGATTACTTCCTCAATCCGGTAAATCCAAGGGAGAGTCTCATCTTCAAAATTCTCTAGTTCTTTCACACCATTGGTGAGACAGAACTGAGATTGTGTAGATAAGTACCTCCATAGTGCCATCTGAAAAGGTTGCAAAACCTTAGTATCAGACTCAGCCACAGTGATCATCCGAACCTTAAGGGGTTCAGGTAGAGCCTGGGCTTTCACTATTGGATTATGAGGAGGGGGATATGCAGGAAAGTCAAGATAGACTCTCCTAGCATTAGGGTAACAGGACTCGTCACTAACATCAATAATACTTGGGTCCCAGATAGGTCCCTCAGTAAACTTTTCATAGGAAATGTGAACCGAGGCAATCTTCTGTGTCCAAGAATCATGGAAAGTATAACGGTGAAAATCGAATTTCTTCTGAAGCTCTTCCAGACAGACAGACAAAACTTGCCACTTAGGTATAACCCTGGTAGGCTGAATTTTGTCTTTTTCTGTTGGGTCATTTCGACCGCTGAAGGACTGAGCTCCATAAGAATCTCGCATTTTCACGTTTACATGGTTCTTTTGCTGATAGAACTTCTCTTGACCTTTCATTAGGTCCGTGAGATATCTATGGCAATTAAAACCTTTCTCCACAAAAAGGGGAAGGTCGAACCGTCTCCAAAGAGCAATAGGATCCTCAATGACGAATCCAGAGCTTCCGCTCTGAATACATCGGGACCCAAAACTCATATTCGATGTGACTATGACAATTGGTGAATCAAACTTTCGTCCCTTCTCTGACAGCTCTGCCATCGGCAGAACATAGTCGTTGATAGAGACAAGAGTCATAAATTCACTAATGTCAGTACGAGTCTCGAGATTTTGTCCAAAATCATCTAAGACTACAACTGGTTGATGGTCGTAGCCATCCCAGTGTGAAGTTGAACAACTCCGAGAATAGACAAATCTTTCTCGTTCCATTTCTGGAGCAAGATGATATCTTAATTCCTGGATAAGTTGATTAACTAATGTAGTCTTTCCGGAACCTGGAGGACCAAAAAGACCAATGACGTAAGGCTCTAAACGCACTTGTCCTTCAGATAAACCTAATATGGGATGTCGATTGAACTTGCGTAAAGTACCTGAAGTCATTAAGGCCTTTCGGTTCCCTCCTTCGAGGCGATTTCTCTCAATTGAAGACATTGCGTTTGGGTACTTCGTGGTAAAAGGATCATAATTTAAAGATCCCCCCACTTGTTTCCCATAAGCATATAACTTCGCATAGAGATCATCATCTCGAGGGATGGTTTCCTCAAGAGGTCTACAGAGAGAGTTAAAGTGTTTTTCGTATTGCTCCTGGATCATGTCCTCCCCAACAGGAGAACATAGACCCTTAGATTGGAGTAAATTGAAATAAAACTGAACTCTCTTCTCTTTCTGTTTCTCTCCTCCTAAGACTGAATCTAACTTCTTCTGAGTCACTTCTGGGAAAAGCGGTATTCCGATTTTCAAGAAGCCCTCAGGAAGGTCCTGATTCATCTTTAAAGAAAAGAGACCAGCAAGAGAGACCTTGATGATTTTCACATACTCTTTCTCCTTCTTTCCCTTAGGAAAGACTCGGAGATAATGAAGTAGAAGGTCGAGTCTTCTGGCCCTCGTCCTCAGAGAACGTCGCTGAAAGCGGAAATCTAACTGAGGGTAAGGGTCCAGACTCACTTTTGTGAAGACTCGAGATCTGGACGGTCTCTGGAAAGTAGAGGTCAACTTAGATGTCTTATACGAAGGAAAACTCACTGAGATTCCAAAGTTGGACATTGATTGATCTACTGCATCAGAAAGGCCGAGGATGTGCTTGACACGTGAGAAGTCTCGAAAACAAAGAAACTCAAAGTCTTTCTTTCGATATCCCACAATTTCCTCGATTGCATAAACTTCTGTTAATTTTTTAAGAACAGAAATTGCTTTCGAGTGAGTGAGAGAACCGAAGAAACGACAATCCGATAGAA